GGTTGAACGGGTTTGAGCAAGTGGTTGCAGCCAATCGTCCGGTAAAAGCCACTCAACGATGCCAATCGACACAAGGTCGCTGGCACTGCTGAGGTCTATGGTCGCTAAGGAGCCATCCCTCGATCCAACGGCAGCAAGCCGCTGGTTGTTGGTTTGGTCATCCAAGTCGATTCCAATACGCTTAAGGCGTTGGCGAATTAATCCGCCAATACCCTTCTGCATCCAGATATTTAAATCTGGCTCAGAGGCGATAGGACGATCGGTTTTTGCACTTTTAGGTACAGTGGTTACCTTGTTCCATCGGACAGGCACGACGCCTATCGATGGCCCGGATTCCTTATCCGAGCAGTCGAAGATTCGCTTATTCAAGGCGAACACCTCCTCAAAGCAATCGGAGGCACTGACAAGGTTGAGACTTGAGGCGTGGAGTTCTCCCCACACCTTATTGGCTACGCAGGCTTCCCGACGGGGGATACGAGTAGTACCCCCGCGTCCAAACCCGGCGTGAACCATGGCATCATCCCAACTGAAGTCTCCTAGTAGACGACATATTTTCCGCCTGGCTTTGCGAAGAGCAAGCCAAACGAGCTCCGGCATGGAGCCATGTCGTTGTAGTCGACGGTTGGTGACAGCGCACAGTTCTTCGCACTCTCGCCACTTCGCAAGCGCTACTGCCTTCTTATCCACCCCAGGGATCGAGATAAAATCGACCTTGCTAAGGAGGGAGACGGCAAGATAGTCAACGCGGAAGTGATCGGGACCACTGTAGTCGAGAGGATTTATTTCCCGTCGTACAATGGAATCCCAGTCCCCGTATCGCAGTTGGATCGCGATACCGAGGGATACTGCTGAGTCGAGAGACTCGAGGCAGGCGAGGATGGAGCTTGTGGTGAAGTCCAACGATTTCCCTGAACCATAAGGACCAGGGCGACGATGCCGCATAGCGCGGCCTGAAGTACGAGGCATAGAATAACTCCGATCGCCAAGTTCCCCATAAGGGGACAAGTGTGGGCGCCTCGGGCGCGAGCCCGAGACATAAGCTTACGAACTGCTGGAAGAGCCGCCAGAGGCGTCCCAACCAGCTTCCGTACGTTCGCACCGCTCGAGCCAGCAGACTTTCGCCGGCTAGAGCCTTCAGAGCGTCTGACACCATTGCCAGCTCACCATCGGTGAGACTGGTCGGGGTCGCGACAGCAATGTCGATATTGGCTGTTTCCACGGAGGAAACTCCATTGACCACGCGGATGAACGGGATGCGAAACTGTCCCGTGTGGCGAAATTTGCCACGTTTTTCATCGTCCGGTGCGGTCATGCGCAACACGAGTTTCTTCGCCGCAGCGTAGTTACCCACGCTGGAGTCGAAGTACGTCGGAGCTCCGTCCTTTGTTTCGGAACGGAAGCGGAAGAGCGTTGCGGCCGTGCCAATCAGCACGGAAAGATTGCGAATCATGAGGGTACTCCTGTTGATGATTGAGGCTGACGTTAGTCAGTATTTGATGATCGGCAGGTCACGGCCCCCGAGGTGTTGCAACAGCAATGCAGCCGCCGAAGCAATTCTCGAACCCCGTAAACCCGAGCGATCAATGTTAGGGAACGGTACTGGGGGAGCGCTGTCATGCGCCACCCTACGGTGATACTTCGAAGTAACACATGGATCCTTCGAAGCGTTGGCGTGAGCCACACCGCGACTCGAATTGCTCTCGGAGGTGGTGTATCTTACTTCCACCTCAGAGACAACCGACGTAAAACCGCCTTTGAACAATAACCCATCAGCATAACCGATGGCGTCAAGGTACGTGCCCATGGGCAGGAACCAATCAGCTACGAACGAATATGGGAGAATTTCCCACGTTACGGCCGCAGGGTTGTCAACCATGGTCTTACGCTGCCAGTCTTGATAGTCGAACGGGACCGCAAAAGTCAATTTGGTCCGGCTCGTCTTCTTGGCAGTGCCCTCCCACCCTAAACTGGCGGTTGTACCCCAATAGTCGTAAAGATCTATGAAGGTGCCAGTCTGAGTTTTTGTTGAAGTGGTCTTGCCCTTCCCAGTGATAAGGTAGGGGCGAGTCTTGTCTTTTTCGCGAAGCAGCTGATAGGCCGCATAAGCATCATCGACAAGGGGACGCCAACCGTATTTGTATTGAAGCCACAGTTGGCTGATATCGACTACGACGTCATCAGACTTACCAATGACGTAACCTAAAGTCCTCTTCTTGATCGCAATTAAATCCTTAGCGAGCTGCGAAAGACGATAGATAGAGTTGCAGATCATGTCCGCAGTTTGGCCGGCCTCGATAAAAGCTTCACCGAGGTTAGCCTTACTACCCTTTAGATCACTCTGTGCTTTAATGAGCGAGTTAGTCCAGTCAAAGGACTCAATGCCATGGAATTTAATGGCATCCTGTGGAGGGAAAAAGGAAACCCCTTCATAGACTCGTTCTTCAGCGGTGGCAGGGTAACTTAGAGACAAATAGGCTCGACGGCCCATTGGTCGGCGATCGAACGTGTGAACGTTCGTGGGTGGAACATACATCGACGGATGCAAATGTCGAAGTTTCCACTCAGGTCGGGTTTCAGAGTAATCCCATTCCAGTCTTTCGTATGGAACGGGCGTATTCTTAGGTATCCGGAAACGGACGTTTCCGGCCACAGAATAAGTGTCGGACCAATTTTGAGGCCCTTCAACTGTCTGCACACCGACTTTATCGCGCATGCCATGTCTCCAAGGTAATACGGTAGCAAGGACGCTAGGGGTACTTCCCCAGAGGGAGCCTTTCGG